AGATTGAGTTGGGTGTGGATATACAACTAAGTTAAATTGTTGTATAATACCTTTAACTATATCAATTGATTTTAAATCTGCTGGCCATTGTAACGCCATATCAACTGTTGCATCATTAAACACTTCAGGTGCAGAATCAACTCTTAATTGAGAACTAAAACCAAAAAGGTTTAAGTTAGGTGGAGTAGGACCACTAATTGTTCTATAATCTACCCATACCCATAAATCTTCTGATGTTGTTGAGTTAAATGAACCACCAGTAGAAAGAGTAAAAGTATTAAATCCATCAGCAGAACTAAACTCTCTTTTTTCAGAACTAATTACAGCCGCACTAAAAGGAAAAGAACCTCTAACAAGACGTATTTCAACTTCAACTACTGCAGTAGAAAAAGAAACAGGATTAAAAAATCCTATTTGAGCCGATGCTTCATAATTACCATTACCATCTGCAAGATAATAAACGTATCCTTCTGAACCTGAATTAAAGAACTTACCCAAAGGGTCTACCGCAATTTGATTAGCAGCAAGTTCTACATTGGTACTGTTAGGTGAGATAGATTGGTTGTAGTTATTGTATGCATATCCAGTTGCTTGTTCTGAACCAGAAATTACAATACCGATTTCTTCTTTTGCTTTAGGAAGTAAATACAAGTTAGAGAAATATCCACTATTAATAAAATCACCACTAGCACTAAATCCTGCTTGAGCACAAATTACTTCAAGAGTATCTTTTGCTCTAACCGCAGGTAGAAATTGGTTTGGTTGTATTGGAGTAGCGGTATTGTTGAAAAAGTTACCTACAACATTTCCAAATTGGTCAGGTTCTCCAAATGCAAAGAGTGGATAGTTTCCTTGTGATTCAGGGTCATTATATCCATAATCTGCTAAAGGATAATAAACTTTACCTCCTAATAATCCACCTCTCCAAGAATCTATAATAGAACCTGTGTTAAGTGTATGTTCGTATTCACTCCAATCAGCATTCTTTATAAGTTTGTTTTGAATGTTATCTTTGAACTGAACTGTTTCATCAGTTATTTGACATTTATAATTAACATACCCATCTTCATCTTTAACAGTTTCTAAAAGTTGAAATTGTCCTTTTAAGAGAGTTTCTCCCTTTGAGATTATAAAACCATCAATGGTATTGTAAAACGCCGGTATATCCTCTCCACCGATGTTATATGCATGTTTAAAGAACCTATTGTTGTTCTTTGTTCCTGGCAAATCAAATGTTTGAGAACCAACACCGAAGAATTCACCAATCTCAGAGTTTTCAATTGCAGATATATCTAAACGTAAAGGGATATCCTCTTGGATATCCAAATCGTAAGTTGTTCCTTCGTATATAACTCTGATTACTACACTCATTATCTATTTGGTCTTGAATTTGCTAGTTTATACTCTATATCGTATTGTGTTATCTTTTGTAATCTTGATGTTTTATGTGTGTATGCTGAATTAGTAATTTGTATTGGAACAAATGTGTTTGATACTGAAACTCCCAATCCCATATCTAATGTATTATATTGTAAATACACTTGTGGTGATTCAATTAGTTCAGTTACAAACTTTGCCTCATCATCTCTTAGGTAAGGAGTTGTAATTGTAAACCTATCTTCTTGTGATTGGTTGTATGTATCAAATCCTCTTTGTGAGAATGAATTTCTACCTGTGTTAGATGACCAAGGTATTCTTGGTTTCTTTATTTCATCTCTTGTAATCGTAGTAGATTGTCTTAGTGGTGTATTCATACCATAAGATTCCCATAGACCCCATTTGTTGATAAATAAAAAGTTTCTTCTTTCGTAATTAGAAGAACAATCTTGTATAGTAAATGATTTAGTAAAATTATTACTTGCTACATTTTGTACTCTATACCAAGCTGTTTGATTAATCTGTGCTTGTGTAAAATACCCACCATCTATTAAATTTTGAGTTCCAACAGGAATATAATTTATATATTGATTTGCTCTTGTTCTACCTAAAGTATTAGTAGCAACTAAGGAGTTATTAGAATCATATAAACTAATAGTTGTACTTTGACCTGTAATAGAATTTTGTGTATCCAATACTGGCATTACAGAATAATCATTTCTACCAATCTTGTGATTGAATTCAGAAGGACCTGAATAATTCGTCTGTAAAGAACTTAAAATGTATTGACCTGTGGATACATCAAAGTAATCACCAAAGTTCCATCCTCCACCACTACCTGATGAAGATAAAGTCATATCAAGAGTTCCTCCCCAAGCAGAATAGATACCATCACCTGATGCATTTGGACCTGTTACCTCGGGAGCTCCAATAGAACCTGTTCCATCATAAAGAGTTACTGAAGAAGAAGGTGATGTTCCGTATTCTTCACCAGCAAGTATTCTATATCTTTGATATTCATCTCCAAGTGGTGATTCTATTTGTTCTATTTTAAAATTATTAGGATTATAAGTTATATAATCATCCACAACATGAGATACATCAAATATACCAACTCCCTCTGGATTTGGAAATTGTTTTATTCTTGTTCTTAGAGTATTATCAGGCCAAGTTCTAACATCTAAAACGTATTGATATTGGAACTCATCTATATTTGTAGAATTCAATACAAATACCATAGGATTATTTGATACGTTTAAATATGTAGGGTCTAATGTTATAGTTACTGTATTTGCCATCTTAACTTACTACTGCTCCATTTGTTGAGAATATCTTTGCTATATTAGCATCAATCATTGCCTCATTGGGTTTATCTATATTTTCATTCATCCATTGTATTGCTCTATCATAAGCTTTGTTAATGAATGGTCTTGGTTTTAATCCTTTTCTTGCAATACTAAATCTTACAGGAAAAGGAAGTGGTCCACCAATTACTTTGGAACGAAACTGACCAGGTGGAAAAAACGATTCACCTGATTGTGGAACTGATTGTTCTGTTCCTCTTACACCACTATCTTGGTAAAATCCATAATCTTCTATGAATACTACTAATTCAGGGTTTCCATTGATTAGTTGAACCTTGAATCTTGGAGAACGAGCAAGTTCACCTGAATTCAATAACCCTTCGTTGATGATTTCATCTCTTAGGGCATCGGTCAAGATTCTACCTGCTTCTTCTAAAAATTCTATTTGTTCTTCCATTGTTCTATCTTCTTGAATATTGCTCTTCCTACTAATCCTCCAAATCCACCAATGATACCGAGAATGAGTGCCATTCCCATATCGTAAAGTGGCATTGTCCATATAGAGGTTAATGTAAATCCGCTAATAAATGATATTTTCTGTTCCATATTATACTAAACAATCAACTTCTGTATCTGTAATTGTGTAATTTGAGAAATTATAAATTTGTATATTATCTATATGGTCTTTACCACAACAGATTACTTCAGTAGCAGTACCTGTGTTTAAGAACTCTGCTCTCCATCCACTTTCACCAACATAGTTATAGAATGCCCATCCTAATTGTCCTTCTGTACCAGTCTGAATATCAACTATTGAACCTGTTGGTGATGGTGTTACTGTGTTTGTTGATAAAATATCTGATTGATAATACGAACCACCTCCACTAAGAATTTGGAAAGAACCACTTAAAACTAATGCTGTACTATCTCCTCCTGCTACACTTTGTGTTACTTGAGAACCAGTTGCATCTAAATAAGCAATTGTACCATTAACGTTATATCCTAAGTAATATGCATCTCCACAAACATTAGTTGTTTGATTAATTGTAATTTTACTTTCATTTGTATTATAAAGTGAACCTGTACTACCAACACAAATTGTTTCATTTTTATTTGTACTATATGCTTTCAAATCTAAACCACTTGAATTGACTGGATTATAGAATACCATATCATTACTATCACCTAACCAAAGACCAGATGCAGTTATTTCAGTAGTACTTCCTGTCAATACATTTGGATATGTTGTTCCAAATAAAATATTAGAACTATGTACACCAGTAGTTGAACCATCTATAAGAGCAGAACCAGTAGCAGCTGCAAATAAGAATGGAACATCAGCTGATAAACTTTGTGTCTGTGGGTTGTAGTTCTCATCTATATAAGTTAATTCATTTGAACCAATTCCACTTTCAGCACCATGCCAGAACACTTGTGGTGTTGCGGTTGGAGTTGGAGTTGAAGTTGGAGTGCTACTCGGTGTAGGAGTAGGACTCGTAGTTGGAGTTGGTGTTATAGGAGTAGCTGTTGGGCTAGTTGTAGGTGTTGGAGTTGGTGGTATAGGAGTTGCAGTAGCAGTTGGTGTACTACTTGGAGTAGGAGTAGGAGGAATTGGAGTAGCAGTTGGTGTACTCGTTGGGGTACTACTTGGAGTAGGTGTTGGTGGTATAGGAGTTGCAGTAGGTGTTGGACCTGGTGGTAATGTTGCAGTAGGAGTAGGGGTTTCAGTTGGTGAAACTGTTGGAGTAGGTGAAACAGTAGGTGTTGCAGTTGGTGGAATAGTTGGTTGAGGTGTAGGAGTAATTACAATTGGCCAAGAATTACCTGGTATGTTACAATAAGATATACCCGATGCAGTTGATTCAATATTGATTGTTCCTACCCAACCTGCAGCCTTATCTCCAAATGCTTCAATGGTTGGTGTTATTCCAGTAAAAGTAAAATCGAAATCTTGTTGAACAGGCCCATCTAAAATATATCCATATATATCGTATAGACCTTGTTCTGTATTGGAAAGAGATATTCTTCTATCTTCATCACTTAACTTTGGTACATCTAATGAATACATCTCAAAAGTTAAGGTTCTTACTCTACCATCTTGACCAGATAGACCAGGTGATGCTAGAGGTCTGATAAATAGTAGAGGATATCCACGATTTACCGCTGCATCTAAATTATCTATTGAACCATGTCCGAACCCTTTGTAGAATTGATTTTCTCCTACTGCTAGTTCAAATAGATTTATTATTTCTTGGTAATTAATCATTTTATTTTCTCCAACTCTGTTGTTGTTGTATCCTTCTTTGTTCTCGTTTCTCTTCTTTATTTATTTCTTCTTCTAGTGATAAATAGTTTAACATAGTTACAAAGTTAACATCTGTAACTTGTTTATCACCTGTTAATCTGAGGATTCCTCCTTCTTTAGAGAGGTGGTAAAGAGTGTAGAACCAGCCGTAGTGTTCAGCAATTGTTCCACTTCCTTCTTCTCCTCCTTCGTCATCTTCTGATACATCTGTTGGAAAGAGATTCGTAAATCGTTTGAGAACTTCTCCCCTACGAACAAAAAAAAATTGTATGCTCCTAATGCAAGGTTAACTGGTAGATTCTTAAATCTTTCTTCTCTCCAAGTTCTTTTCTCTACATCGTAATCTTCTAAAGTATAATACTTGAATAGATTTTCTGCTTTACCAATCACATATTTGTAATTGTGTTTTAGTTTCCATTCATAACTATCAAACTTGTGTTCTGTAATCGGTCTATAAAGGATAGCAAGTACTTCGTGTAGTTTTCCTATTCCTTCTTTCAACCGAGTTTCTAAATCAATGTATTCACCTGCAGTCATCTTGTGGATTGGTTGAAATCCCCAAGTTTCTCCTTCCCACTCAAAGATGGGTAGAAATGCAGGTTCAATATCATTTATAGAATTGTTTAAATCTTTGTAAATCTTAAAGAGGCCAGAAACATTCCATCTCTGTACTTCTTCTTCTTTATGTCCTGTAATAGCCGATACAATACGAATAATTCTTTCAGTATTAGATAAATGGTCTAACGTACCAAACTTTTGGTATTGACCTACTGTAATGAATTCTGGCATTGATACTGTGATTTCTTTACTCATAATATTTCTCTTATAGTATATTATATTTTCTTTGATTGGTTGGTATATAAACAAAAAAACCCCCACATCTCTGTGAGGGAATTTCCTTTAAAACAATTTCTATGTATGAAACAACTCAATTAAGGGATGAGTCCAACCTATTCTTTAATTTTCTAATTTTAAATGTTTAGTTTAAAGTATCCAATCCTTTTTGTAAGTTTTGGATTTGTTTGTTTAATCTTTTTCTTTCATCTTCTTGTGAAGGAAGTGTTTTACCATATTCTTTGGTTAATACTTGAATCCTTCTGTTGATTTCTTTTTTTACGTAGTTTGTTTTTTCCATAATTGTATAATTTTAAATTGTTTACTTTGTAAAGATACGAAAAATATTTTAAATATCCAAATTTTCATCCAACTTTTTTTGAACTTTTTGTAATATCTCATAAGAACCTGTGGAAGCATATTCCTCAAATCCCATTGTTACACCAAGTACTTCCATAAGACCTGGTTTGTATTCACTTCTAACTTTGAAGAAATCAACAGCGGTTTTAAGTGAAGATTGTCTGATAATCTGTTTCTGTGTATCTGTCATCATTATACTCTTGATTTTAATGCAGTTCTTAAACCTTCCATAGCTCTCCTATAATCACTATTTATACGGTTGAATTCCCTCTCTACTTCTAGTGTAGTCATAATACCTTCTTCAAAAGAATCTTCTTCTAATCTTGATTTTAAAGCTCTATGTAAATTCACTAGAATACCTTTTATTTTATTTAGTTGTTTGGTGGTTAATGCATCTGATAATAATTTACGTGTTAGTAGATAGCTGTAATCTAAAGATTCAATTGTTTGTGTCTTTGTGTTTGTGTTCATAATTTTAAATTTAAATGTTAATGTTAATTTTACTTTGTAAAGATACGAAATTATTTTGAAATATCCAAATCTTTTTTTAAAAAATTTGCAAATTCTTTGTGGAGTTTTTGCTTTTGTTCAGTAAAGAACTGAATCTTTTCTTGACAAGTTTCTCTCCTCCCCCTCATACTATGTTTTCCTTTATAGTTATCGTAGTTGTTTTGCCAGTAGCTAATTTCTTCTATAATAGATTTGATAGAATCGATGTACTCTTGTTCCGTTTTCATAATTTATATTTTAATTGTTTTACAAATATAATCCTCTGTTAAATGTTTTTATCCACATTATTCTTACCCATAGCTCAAGTAGTTCTTTTATTGACCACGTTTTTAATGGAGGAACTTTTCTAAAGGGAGTATAACCTTTTATAAGTCCACCAATGTATATCCATGTACTTACAGTTCTAACATATTTGAACGAATGTGGTTTTAATGATTTGTAGTTTTTTTTAATTGATTTAATAATCTGTGTTTTCATAATTTATATTTTAAATGTTTAACTTAATTTACTCTGTAAATATACGAAATATTTTTCATATATCCAAATTTTTTATGAATTATTTTCAATATAATTCATTAAATTTTTGTTATTTTCTATAAGTTCTTGATAATATCCAATTTCAATTTCTCTTTTTTTACAATACGAAAGAAGTTGATACCTTTGCAAATCTTTGATTTTGATTTCACAATCTACGATTGTGTTTTTACATTCTTTAATTGTTTTTCTCATAATTTTAAATTTAAGTGTTATTATTAATTTACTTTCGCAAGATACGAAATATTTTTGGATTATACAAGCTTTTTTTGAATTATTTTTTAATTTAGAATGATTCTAAACAAATGAAATCTCCTACAAAATAACTTTCATAGGTTTTCATATCTACCCAATGCCTCTTACCATCTACTCTAAGGTAATACATATTGTTAATGTAATCGTAATCACCACCTGTGATTGTTCCACATATTTCTATGGACTCTTTAGAACAAGCGGTGAATAATAATAATATCAGTAATAATCTTTTCATACTTTAAAGATACGAAAAATATTTTAAATATCCAAATAAATTACCAAATATTTTTATAAGTTCTTCTATTTTGTATTTGAGATATTGTGCCTAGAGAACAATTAAACTTATCAGCAAGCTTCCTAACACTTAAATTAGAACTTCGTATCCATCTTACTTGTTCTGGTGTAAACATCCTTCTACCAGAAAATATTTTGTGTTTTGGTTTATCTAATTCTACATAAGGATTTTCATCAAGAGATTTATATATTTCAAACTGTTTATCTAATGTTGCCAACACTTCTAATTTCTTTGCAACATTCCATAATTGTGATGCAAGTAATTCTAATTGTGTTTTGGAATAATCTAATTGATGTTCTTTAATTGTGAATTGATTTAATTCATTAGTTAATAATTTTACTTGTTCTTGGTTTCTTTTAAGAATTTCTGTCATAATATTATAATTTTGATTAAATGAGTAGAACTTTTCTACTCTATAACATTATAACAGATGAAGTTTCTCTTGTAGTTATTCTTTTTTCTTATCGTAATGAAGAAACGTATAAGTTTTTCTTATGTTTATTATCTACTCTGTTCCAATTACAGATTGCAAGAGACATGACACAATCATCGTGTGCTCCACTCATTGCCTGATAAGAAACTTTACCTGAAGGTAGGTATTTGTATTGGAACATTTGTAGTTCCTTGTATAGATGTTGGAATAAATTGGGTGAAGGTAATTCTAATACACCATCTTGTATATCACTAATCAATCTTCTAATGATATTTTCTTTTGATGTATTGGTAGTAATGAAGGGTTGTACATTCTTATATCTTTTTCTAATCATCTCATATACCGCATCTCCCATAGAGTTTGCTTCTATCATCAAATCAGTTTTGTATTGATTACATAGATATACCACCTTATCAACGATTTGGGAGTACTCTAATCCACGTTCTCTCCACATATGGAGTGTTCTACCATTTGAATCTAAAATCGTTAAGACAGTGTAATCTTGTTTTGTTCCAATATCAAGACCACCATACGTTCTACTACGAGTAGAACCCCAATCATCCAATATACACACTCCATCTATGTTGGTAAATACTTCACCATCTCCTTCTTGCCATTTAGCTTCAAACTCTTGTTCAAAGATTGCAGGAGGAAGGGATTGTTTCTGTTCTTCTAAAAACTCTTCTGATACAAAGGGTGAGATAGAAGAAGGAGCAGTATAAGAATTGTAATTAGGTAATTCGTTTCGTTGAAAGTATTGGTAGAACCAGTTCTTTGATTTAGGTGTACCTGCAATCAAACACTTCTTTCCTTTTGCAGATAAGGTAGGTAAGATTGCTTTATTGAATGCATCATCTGATATATCTTGTGCTTCATCTAAGAATGCATAATCAATAGATAGACCTCGTATGGTTTCTGGTTTCTCTGCTGAACGAAAGTATATCCTTGTTCCATTTACCAAAGATATTATCTTCTCACTTTTGTTTGCTTCTTTTGTTATTGGTGTAAATTCTATTGCATCTAATATCTGTGATAGAACTTTTATAGCCATTGAGTAATAAGGAGATACCCAAAGTAAGGTAGACTTAGGGCGATTAATACCATAATATAATAACATATTAATAAGAAGAAGAGTTTTCCCAATCTGCCTCCCACAAACCATAGTGTAGAACATATCATCTTTGTTAAGGATATCATCTATTATTTGTTTTTGGAAATCATATGGTTTGAAACCTTTGTATAACATTATGTGAAATCAAATTGGATACTACCTGTGTGCTCGTTCTCTATCTGTTGTTTCTCTATATACCCACGATGTTTACCTTTGGTTTTAAGATAAAAGATTTGGCCTGTTATGTTTCCTTCTCTTATGTTCTTAAACAATTGAGATTCTACATAATCTATTGCTTGTTCTTGTATATCTTCTACCATCTTTTTAAACTTTGGGTCCTTATCCATAGCAAGATAGAATGCAGAACGAGTATATCCCGCCTTCTTACAAGCCTCGGTAATTACACCATGGGTTTCTTCTAATGCTTTTAATACATCTTTCTGCTTTTTAGTCATGTCCTAATTGTCTTTCGTTTTATTGTGTGAACCATCACAGTAACCATTTGGGTTCTGTGTGTTACCACATCCACATTGTGGTTTTGGTTTTAGTTGTACTCCCATAATTTTATTTCTTTTTAGTTGTTCTCTTTTTTCTTACCGGTTTAACTGGCACCGATTTAGTTTTCTTTAAGAACTTATCCATACCTTCTGATAAATCAGTAGTTGATTCTTCTTCTAATGGTTTTTCTGCTTCTTCTTTGATTAGAGCTAGATGTGGTAGTAATTTAGCAAACCTTTGGGTTAATCTTACTTCATCTGAGAAAGTATATGATGTTATAAAGTTATCTACCTTATGTGCTGTATCTTTATCTAAACAAGAACAAGTACCACTATCTCTACCATCGTTTTTGAATAACTTATATACATCATACATATGTCCTCTACAATCACCTTTCATAGAATGTCCTTGACAATATTCTATAAACGCAAGAACTCTTACTTCTTCTTCGTATGTTAATTGTTTCATTTTATTTCTCATTACAAGTTAATTTATTTAGCCATTCTTTTCTTTCTTCACATCCACATGATTGGAATCCAAACCATCTTACTGCTACTACATAAGACCACCATGAACCATTACCAAAGGTTACCTTATCTATTAACCATTCTAATTTATCACCTAAACGAAGTTTACACCCCCATTTAATCTTCTTTTGTGAAACGTCCTTTATCATCTCTTTTTCTTTTTGTGTATTGTGTATTTTCTGTATAATAATCACTTATGTTTTTATCATACCTTACTGTTATATATTTGCCTGTACTCCAATCTTTGGTATGTACTCTATTCTTTATTACTCTATATACTATATTGGGATGGATACCGAAAACATCAGCAACCTTTTTATATGTACCGAATTTTTCATAGTGTTTGATAAACTCATCTCTATATTCTCTCCAAAGAATATCTTTACCTTTATAGTATTTTAATTTGTTATCTCTTGGTGAAAGAACTTGTAGATTATCTATTGAGTTATTAGTTGTATCACCATCTATATGGTCTATTTCTTTACCTTTACTTATTTTACCTTTGAAAGTTTCCCAAACTAATCGGTGAACATATTGTAATCTACCATAAGGATATTCTTCATTAAATAATCTTACTTGAAAGTATCCCTTTTTACTTTGTGATGCTCTCTGTGGTTTTAACTTTCTTACCTTAGAATATGCATATGATATAATGTTACCCTTATCATCAACAACATATTTACCTTTATAGCCTTTAATTACTTTTTTCATATTACTCTTTTGTATTACAAATATACGAAAAATATTTCATATATCCAAATTATTACTCAGTTTTATAATCATCTCTGTTAAAATTCATTCTTATATTCTTTTTAGTCAAATCAATAGAAGATGAGATGTGGGTTCTATTGATGTTGTAAAATCTGCTCATTTCTCTTTGTGATACATCATCTATTAGATGTCTTTGTGCAAATGTTTTATCTGTTAGTGGAAGTTTACCAATGTATATCTTGATATCTTTTACCAACTTTTCTTTATCTTCTTTTAATTCTATTCCTTCTTCTTCTATTTCGTAATTCTCAATAGGATTAGATTTACGAGAGGCTTTTCTGTATTTGGTATAGAATGGTGAGGTAGATGAATTAAATTGAATGTGAGCCATCCTAACAATGTAATGTTGAACCTTATCTTCCATTAGAATACGAGAAGTATAATCAGGTCCTTTCTCTAAGAATGCTAAGATACAATCTTGTAATAAATCTTCTGTAAGTTCGTGATTTCTTGTTACACCTTTCACCTTACCAAGAATTTCTTTGTAGTGTTTTTCTAAATATGAGTTTATCATATAATCCTTCCATGTTTAAGTATATATATAACAATATTTACAAAAACGAAAAAAACCCGTCATATTTCTATAACGGGTCTTTGAGTGAGTAATATATCTTGGCTATTAGATATATGAATAAATATATCTTATCCTAAGAATATAGAACCAGGTTCTGCAGAAGCACCACCTGATGTTTCTAATCCTGCTCCTATATCAAATGGTGAAGTGTGGTTAAGGCTGAATACATCTGTTGCATACATACCATCAACATTTACAGTTACGTTAGCATTATCTTGTACAGAAGTTCCATCATAAACATAATATAATTGGTCATTATATACAACACCACCATGAATATCTGGTTTTGTTCCATTACCTAAATTTTGTGGGAAACCATCATGTCCTTGTATTACCATTATTTTCTTACATGAAGATGTTCCTTTTTGTGTAAAATTACCCATTACCATTGCCAAAGATGGAGCTCCTCCACTTTGTTTAGCTTCTGCTATTTCTCTTACATCTGCGTTTAAGTCATTACCAGGTGTTCCTTCTTGGAAGTTAGTAGTCCATTGTGAATTAACAGTACCATCTTCATTAAATGCCATTATCTTTTTGTAGGTACTATTACCACCAAAAGAATCAAATATACCACCAACTACCCATACTGCATTTCCTTCATACTCAAACCAATGACAAGTTAATACTGCTCCATTAGTAACTGGAGCTCCAAGTTGTTCAAATATAGAATTACCAAAATCAAATGTTGTATCTACTGTTCCATCTTGGTTTAGAACTACAAAGTTTGCGTATTTACCTGTAATATTATTCCAAGTTTGACCACTATGTGCTACACCAATCTTACCATTTTTATTTACATAAACATCGTGTATGAATGAAGTTCCACCAAGAGTATTTGTAGGTCCTGAACCTAAATTGGTTTCAAAAGAACTATCTGTGTTAATTGAAGAATGTGGTACTCTTGCTAAAGCAGGATGAGAATTAGAACCACTAACAATCATACCTGTTTGACCAAACATATAAATGTAATTTTCGTTTTCATCAGTTACCATTCCAAATATAGAACCACCTGTATCTACCATCAAACCACTAGATGCACTTACTGCTCCTGATGTTTTATCAATCAAACGAGTTTCTCTATAATCTACACTTGATGATACAACTCTATAATCACCAATAATAGAATCTCTTGCTCCTTGAGAATGACGAACTTGTTTTACTGCACCGAAAGAGGATGAATTTGCAGAAGCCATCCAAAGTGTATCAACAGCACCCTCAAAGTTCATTTTAACAATACCACCTTGAGTTGCTTGTGTTGCTGAACCACTTGCTTGATATAAATCAAAAGATGATACATAAACTGAATCATAAGTTGGAACATAAGGTTGTACTCCTCTACCTGCTCCGTAATTTGATATGGGGTTGAATACTAATCCTGGCATAATCTTATACTAAATTAACTACATTAATTAAATAAACTTCATTTGTACTTGAATAATCATAAGTTGCAAAAGTTAAAATATCTCTTGCACCAGCTCCTTGTGTTACTTGATAAGATGCTCCTGATGATTGTTTAATATTACTTGCAAGTGTTACAGTTGATGTACCATTTTGTTTAACCAATACATTTATAACTTGTCCATCTTGTACATTTAGGGTTTCAATATGAGTTACACCACTACCAGGTAAATCAAGTACTTGCATTGTTACATTATCAAATTCAACTGATGCGGTATTGGCAGATGGAAAAGCTACATTACCTACATTTGTTTTCATTCCACCTTGGAAATGTATGTAAGAATTAAGTTCAATTGTTCCTGTTGTTGAAGCAATACCTGGTGTAACTACTTCGTCTGCTTGAAGTTGACTAGCTTGTAGTGGTCTATTAGGTTCTAATGTTAAAGAACCACTAACAACAGTATTGTTAAATATAGTTACAGTACCTGTTGGTGAAGCTATAGCTGGAGTAACAAGTTCTTCTACTGCTTGAAGTTGAGTGGCTTCAATTGGGTTACCTTGTTCTAATATTAAAGAACCACTAACAATAGTGTTCATACCTAAAGTTATAGTACCTGTTGGGGATTCTATAACTGGTGTAACTACTCCTTCTTCTGCTTGGAATTGAGTTGCTACTACTGGGTTACCAGATTGAACTTGTATTGAACCACTAACAATAGTGTTACTTCCTATGGTTACTGTTCCTGTTGGAGATTCAATAAATGGGGCAACTAATGAATCATCTGCAACTACTTGAGTTGCTGAAATTTGATTATTAGGTGATAAATTAACAGAACCACTAACAATAGTATTGTTAAATATAGTTAGGGTGCCTGTTGGTGAAGCGATACTTGGTGAAACAAGTTCTTCATCTGCAACTAGTTGAGTTGCTGCTACTTGTTGTGATGCTTGTAATGAACCAGTAATGGTTTGATTTTGAGTAAATATATTACTTAAATCAGTTTTAGCAAATGAACCAGTTGATTGTGGTATTGCTACACCATCTGAATTACCAAACCACCCATATCCATTAGAAATGTTAGGTACATCGTTTGCTCTACCTGAACCTTGTATTACACCAGAACCATTTATATCTGATTTTTCTACATATCCTAATGCTTGGATAAGATTAGCAGAACCAGTTGGTTTTACATTTGTATATCCACCACCTACTCCTACATAAATTGCATCACCAGAACCAAATGCCGAAGTATCTACTCCATTTAAGAATCCATTTAAGAATATTCTACCTTCTCCTGCAATAGCAATATCTTGTCCTGCAACACCACCTGCTGGCATACGAGCTGGATTACCTGCATCTGCTGGATATACTCCTACTATATTACCATTTGTTCCACTACCTGTAAAGTATAATGGAGTTCCTTTTAGTATTTCTGCTCCAGTTAAGTTTTTACCATATACTATGGTATTGTCTGCATATTGTGCAGATTCTACACTACCTTCTAAGAAAGAAGCAGTTAATGCATAAGAGGCAGATACTGCTACACCTGTTGCTAGTGATAAATCAATTTGTTCTGAACCACTAACAATTCCTGCTGGTTTGTTTGTAAGGTTATTCCAATCTGCTGATGCAGTAGTTGTAGAACTTATTGTTACATCACCAGTTGATTGGTCAATACTAATATTGTTTCCTGCTATAATAGAAGTTACACCACCATTCTCTGCATAAGATGCTGAAAGAACTATTCCATCAATTCTACTTGAAGTAAGATTACCTGTTGTCTGTGTGATATCAATTTGTTCTGAACCACTTACTAATCCACTTGGTTTATTTTGTATCTCATCCCAAGTTGGGTCTACAACATTCTCTGCATAAGATGCAGTTAAAGCGTAAGATGATGTTATATCTAAATCAGATACAACAGAACCTGTCCCATCATAGAGAGTTCCTGTACTTACATCTTTTTGTAGTAGTTGTTGAAATGAACTACTGATTGTTTGATTTGTTAAATTATAGTTTGCCATCTCTTTTTATCCTCTTATTGTGGTAGATAACCATATCTTGAATTTGTTATTTTTAATCCCAACTTTTCAATATCAGCTCTTACACCACCTCTAAAAACAATTGGTGATTTGAATTGTGTATCTCTATCTGGGAATATATCTTCATTTTGTTCTGTTCCATATTCTGGAAAAGTACTACTGTTATAACATAAGAAATCAACTAATCTTTCACTAAAGTATTCTGCTTTGTTTTTGATTGATTGTCTTTTCTTATCGTACAATGCTAAATCAGCATCTATGTTATTTTCACCGCCTGTTGGTTTAACCAATCCAGCGTTTCTTGGTCTTAGGTAAATAGTTTCTAATGATTCATAATAAGACCAGTATATTAAAGCATCTTGGATGTAATCATCTACAAGTGATTTATAAACACCTGTTAAAGAATCTGATTGTACATCCTCAATTATTTTATCATATAATTTAGAACCCAAGAGGCGAGTAATGTGGATTATCTGTGCTTCTCGGATTACTGATGAAATTAAATCAACATCTAAATTATTGTTTATATCTGTAAACCTTTTTAATTTACTCTCCGATATTAGTAGGGTATTCTCCATTTGTAATCTCCTTGGTTTCTATATTATCTTCTAATTGTTTATCATCACCAATTTCTGCATCTACTGATGTTACTACTTCAGTTTCTTCACCATCCTCAAATATTCTTACTTGTTCTACACCTAATCCACCAGTATATCCATTACAGTAG